AATAGTTTTACTACCAATGTATAATTCAGTAGATATTTTAACTTTGTTACTTGCAATCTGTAGATCTGATGCAGTCCCATCGCCATCGTATAAAGTACGAAGTGTACCATCAATCCCTCCAGTTTCTCCAGTATGGATTAATTGAACATACCCCTGATTTACAGGAGTATTTCCTATATTGGTATTACTACTCATATTCCTAATTCGTCAGTACTCAATTCTTTTCTTATTTTGGCATCAGACATTTTTTTTGTGCCTCGGCCTATATCATCAGAAATAATTGTAGGTTTACTTATAAGACGTGTTAATGTTCCATCTTCATTACAGTCATGTATATTTTTATTACATTTTGTTAGTTTTGGTTCAGTCATACTTTGTACTGTATCAAATCTTTTACCACAACTGCATTTATATTCATATATTGGCATGTATACCCTCTTCTTTCTTAATATTAATGGTAAATATAGGCCTATATAATAATAGGCCCATATTTAACCGTTTTTCAATTACCCTTATGAAGGATTTTTGAAATTAACAACGCCAAGTGCTTGATCGTTGTTAGCGTGTGATTTCATGCTACCAAATAGCATGTCTACAACAACTCTAGTTGCTAGATGATCAATATCATAAGCAGATTGACTTCTTACGCCAAACTGTTCAGCAAAGTAAACAGATTCACGTTTGAAAACACTACCTGATACTGCTGTACCGCCTTCAGACCAATTGGTTGAAGGTAATACAGGCATACCATAAATGCTCATTAATTGACCTGAAGCAATTGGAGCTCCCTGTCCTCTTTCATTAGCTTTGGTAAAGTCGCCTTGACCCATTAAACCCATGTACGCTTTAGGATTTGCATAAAAGAATGTATCTCCGTCAGTGTAGTCATAGTTTTGATCAAGTAATAACTCTAAACCACTTCTTAATTCAGCAGGTAAAATAATATCGTCAGTTGCAAGTGTTACAACATTTGATGTTCCAGCTTGTAAAGAAGTTGCTATATTAGCTTCTACAGCTTTAGCAAGGGAATAACCCATGCTTTGAGCGTATATGTTGAATAAGTCTTGAGATGCTTGCACTTGTGCAATATCTTCAATTCTTTTTGCTTCATATACGTGTTGATCTAATACTAATACTCTTTCTTCTTCAGTATTAGCATCGTATGTTACTGCTGTATCAGCAGATTTTGATGCATGTGTGTCTTCTTGCACTTTAGGGATATGAATTCTGTCCCCGCCCTTAGCCATTGATGATAAATCAGTTACTTGATTTCTAAGTATCATTCTTTTTTCAGCATAGTCTAAAATTGCGTCCGACCATAGTTCAGCGATAAAAACATCAGCTTTACCACCTGTTCCTGTTACATTAGCCATTTTTTATTCTCCTTAAAAGTTTAGCTTTTTTTATAACCATCGATTATCTGACTCCAGAGATTAGGGTTTTTTCTTGCATCCATTTTTTCCTGTTCAGACATATCTGCCCAAGAAGCATTTTTTGCAAACTTACCACTTTGTGTAACCTCTTTTGCGTCAGGTACTTGCACTTTACTTTTACTCACACTTTCGACGTGCTTTTCCAATTTAATCGTAGATAAATCTTCGTAAATTGTTTGATCTTCTTCTGAAAGTTGAGACAGCAGATGTTCACGTCTTTGTTTTTCTTGCACTTGAAATTGTTCAACGACAGGTTTTAATTGTTCGTTTTCATTTTTTGCGCTTTCATACAAAGATTTATATTCTTCTTTTTCTTCAAGTTGCTTTGTTTCTTGAAGTTTCAGATTTTCTTTGAGTTCGTTTAACTCAGCCTCTGCTGTTTGGGCTCTTTGACGGTACTTTTTACTTTCTGCAATGTATTCGCCAACTTCTGGTGTTTGACCAGTTACTTCCTGTGTAGGAGCTTCCGCTACTGCTTGTTCTTCTACTATTTTATTTTCTTCTGACATTCTGTCTCCTATTATAGTTTCGTATCTTGAGATATATATTCTTTTAAGCGCGGTTGAATTAATATTTCATTAAACCGTTCTTTTATATATTCCAAATTCTTTTCTGAAAAATTATATATGTCATAACCACGTGCCTGATTACCTAAAATTAAATCATGTGATTCAGGTCTATATTTAATCAATGCAGACGTTGCTGTTCCAGCTGGTTTCATTTGACGTAATGTTTTTCCAGTTAAATTCATATTTACAACACGTGTTTCTGTATTTGTAGGCTTTGATTTATAAGCTTTTAATTTTTTACCATCTGTAAAACGACGCATACCATTGCGTTTGTATCTTGCATATTGTGCATTATACTTTGTTCCCGTAGGACCTAATGCAGCTGATGAACCTTGATATAATCCTCCAGCAGCGTCCAATCTAATTCTTTCAATAGCATCTTGGGCTAATCGTGTCATTGTTTTACGTTGTAAGCGTAATAATTTTTTAATCTCGCCTTTTTTGTACTTTTTCATGATACTTTTATCCAATCATGCCTACAATTATAGCCCCCGCGGTCTACAAAACCACGAAATTGTGATTTATCCTTTTGCGGCGGTATTTTTAACTCATCTATTTCTTTTTTCGTTAAAGGTCTACGAAATTTTTCTAAAATATGCTTACATACACTTCTTGTTACCCCATCATTAGGACCCGTGTATATAAATTTTGTTTCTGGAAACTCTTCATATACTTTTGCTTTTACAACATGGTCAAAACGTGCAAATGCGTCATTAACTAAAAATTTAAACCTACTAGTTGTAATAAATTGTCCTGGACCAAAGTCTACTTTCATTGTACTTAAAATTTCATCAACTGATTCTCTAGCGATCAATGAACGTAGCATTGTATTTTTTAATTGTGTACTATATTGCCTTACGCTATCTGTTAAATAATCCATATCAAATGATTTCATTTGTTCTAATGCAATAACACTAACTGACGACACTTGTCCTAATTGTCTTTTTGATAATTCACTGAATACTAATGCTATTTCATCATCATAAACATTACTTACTCTACTAATTAAAGTTGAATAACCAAGTGTGTTCATTTCATCAAAAAAGTCAATTTGGTCACCTATGCGAAGCAATTCAACATCGCTTAATTTACTTAACCCAACAACTACTTTTTCAAGCTTGCCAATTAGCTCTTCTTGAATTTTTGTTAATTCGTCAATATAAAAATCTAATTTAGCCAACACGCTCTCCTATACGGTCAAGTATTGATTTTGTTGTATCTTGTTCTTCAACATTTTGATTTAGTTCTTCAATTATACCGTCTAGTTCTTCATCTTGTAAATCAGGGTTTTTCTTACGTAAATAACTCTTACGTGTTTCAAGGTCATTTTTAAACGCCCAGTCATAATACTTAATTTCTTCGTCTTGACTCATTGGCACTTCTCGCTCTGAAAAGTCTATACTAAATTGGTCAGTAAGATTAATACCAGCTGATACTTCACATATTCTTTCAGCTATTCTAAATTGTTCTTTTTCAAACGGTCGATATATTTGTTCAACATCACTTCGTAGTGCGTCCATCAAATCTAGTTCTGACATTTTTTTTGATAGTCCTGATTCTTGTCCGTTGTCAGTCCAATTAATTCGTACATTGTTTGCTTGTGCTATACTATCTACCATATACTTTGTTGATTCAATCATTCCATTAATGTTTGAGTTTGGTGTGGCATAACTAAAGTTTGCTCCTTCTGGTAGTACCAATGCTTTGTCTTGTCCCATACTAATACGTTGCTCTGTGTCTAAACCTGTAAATACTGGCTGACCTAAACCATAACGTCCATGAAGGGCTAGTTCTGTAAGTAAGATATTAATACTACGCATACCATCTACTAAATCATCAGCACCAGCTCTAAAATAGTCTCTTGTAAATGGGTGTCTATGTGCAACTGCAAATGGAATTATATCGCCGTAAGGATTCTTATCATCAGGAACAATTGATGTTATCTTACCACGACTTGAAATTATAAAATGTTTTCCTTCCATATCTTCAGTATCTTTTGACCAAAACATATATTGAGCATCTTCTGTTCTTGCTTGCAATTGCGATTCTACTTGCCACATTACGGCAAATGGTTCGTCTTCATTTGGTTTAAAGAACGGTGTAAAGAAGTGTATAGGTCTATATTTTAATTTCTGTTCTTTTTCGTCCCAACGTGTATATAATCCTTCAGAGCCCAATAAGTACACCAACTGTTCGAATTGTTTCATAAATGAATCCAAATTACCAATGACTTCATTGTATTTGTCATTATAACGAATTGGGGCCTGCTGATACACTAAACAACGTCGACTTATAATGTTTCGTACAAGATTAATGTACATAGGTGGTATCTGCGATAGGGACTCTGAGTTAAAATATTCTCTTAAGTCTTCTTGAAGGTTTATGCCTTCATAATAGTCTAATAAACGCTCTCTGGACTCCATTTCTCTATCATGGCCGTCCTTTATAGTGTCCATAAGTAGATTATAAAGCATTTTTTCAGTTAAATTATAAATAATCATGATTCGTACCTTTTTTCATAAAATTCTTCTTGTGTTTCGTTTGTTAAATATTTTTGCATAAGTTTTTCCGCTTTTGCATCATTTTGTTGTTGTATTTTATGACCACCATACAACGCAATAAGCATACTTACCAATATGCCAGTTAAAAGACCTAAGATAAAAGTTACCATGGTATTGAATCTCCTCGTCCTTTGAATCCAAAACGATATTCAATTACATACATTAATGCATCAAGAAAATGCGATAACGTTTCGGTCTTTACAATACGACCTTCATCAACTGTTGTTAGTTCTAGGTCTCTTATTAGGTTCTTACACTTCGGGCTTATGAATAGTTCATGTTCGCCCTTAGCATTCTCAAATTTTTTATTCAATGCATTCAAACGGTCTTTTTGGGTGGGGTTTGCTTTACGACTTATAACACTAAACCCAGCTTCTCGCAGAATTGCATGGTCCGATTTTGTACTATTGCTAGTTCGGGCTTTTCCTGCTGGGTCTGGATAGACTGGAAGATTAGGTCCTTTAAGTTTCATTAGTTTAGCAAGTTCGAATGTATTGCTATTTTGTAGGCCTATCTCATCAAATACAAATATTGTGCCATCAATTAGTTGACACATTTTAACTGCCGTCATAAAGCTTGATACCCCAAAGTCAACACCCCAAAATTGTCTTGTTGAAATATCCATATTTTTCACATGTATATCTCGATTAAAATTATAAGAGGCTTTGTTCTGCGCGCTTTCAAAGTTTGCTTCGTATTCTTGCCTGAATGTTCTTGCGTCTAAATTCTTTTTGGCATTCTCGATTTCTTCTTCGTCAATGAATCCGCCTTCTAATGTTGTAAATTGCCAGCTCTTTAATTGGTCATTTGTTGATTGACCTTTAACAAACATATCATAAAAGTGATTCTGTAAACCGTTTGGAGTTCCTACGAATAATGCTTCTGCTTTGTTCTGTACGCACATTGGTTGGATTACTTCGCTCCATACCGATTCTTTCATGAACGCATATTCGTCTAATACTACTCTGTCCAAACTTACTCCTCGAATTTTATCGGCTGACGCATCAGCTCCTTTTAGTTCTATCGTGGCTCCATTATCCAATGTAATGCTGAGCTCTGTTTCGTTGACCTTTACCGGCATGTGTTTAAAGAATCCTTTTAAAGTACTCCACGCGACCATCTTAGCTTGTCTATACGTTGGGAATACTACCCAGCGCTTTTCGTTTGGTTTGAATTCTGGTCTTAACAACCATATCAAACTGAATATTGTTTTGCCCCAACGTCTTCCTGAAACAATACACTTAAGCCTGTGGTCATCTTCTAAAATCTTTTGGCGTATTTCATCTATCACTAATTCCATAATGCATTAACCTTTAAAGGTCTATATGGGCTCCATATTTGGTCCTTAAAGGCATCAATTGAATCAATCGCTCTTATCTACCTTAGAAGCTATCTGTAAGACCTGTATTGGCTCATTGCTTTCAGCCTTCAAAGATACGGCCTGATTAGGTCTACCAAGTATTCGGTCCGCAAGGAAATTGACCGCTGTCATATTTCCATCTAATGCTTCATCATATACTTTGGCTACAACCGCTTCAAGCATTGTCTTTTTATCGTCGCCTTCTAGATTCGCTAAAGCTCTTATGTGTTCGTTCAATGCAAAGTCTTTTTTAGGTCTTCCGTTCGGATTCCCGGACTGTCCCTTCTTCCATTGATACTTCTTTAAATGTTTCTTATCGTCCATCGCTGTTTGCTTATTGTTTATCAGTTTCGAAATAAATCGAAAGCCATCTAAATAAATAGGGCAAAAAGTCTACAAATTTTGGTCTAATGTGAAGACCTTCAAGTGAACCATAGTTGGTCTAGAATTGGTCTAAATGTTTTTTTTGTAAAACTATGTACAGTTTGCGTAGTTATTAGTATTTTAATACATGCGTGAGCATAATGTTAAGTTAATGTAAAGTACGCTTTACACTTTAAAAGGAGATTAAAAATGAATATAAAACAGTTTAATGAGTTGTTATTTGAATCAGGTATTGAAACTTCATTACATACTGAGGACTATGCCGAAAGAGATACGAATGAAACTTATGTTGAAATTGATGGAAACTTTACAAAATTCTACAACTTTATCAACAAGTTTAGTGATGATTGGAAAGTGACCTCGCAAGATGGCGTCCGCTATCTTGAATTACCTCAGTATTCTACTATTGACAGATGGCCAAATGAAAGTTGTAATACACACATCAGAACAAAAGACATTGAACGTATTGAAATATATAAAGAATACGACAACTCATTGTATTTTGATTTGTATATCGGTTTAAAAGAGCTAATGTCAAATGGTTCATCAGACTTAAAAATATCAATTACATTAGGAGGTTTAAAATAATGAATAAAAAGCAATTAATGATTCTGGCGGTAGTTTATCTATCGCCAATCGTTTTAATGGCGTTTAATGATGCTTATGTGCTTCTGACGGCGCCTTTACTATATGAAAGGCTTGCTAGGTTCTTAGCAATGTTTTATATGTGTCTTGCTATGTTAATTGGTCCAATTATGGACTTACTGAAGGGAGTTAAATAATGGTTAAAACTACAAACACAAAAGCGCATGATTTTGTTGGCCAATGCGCTCCGTTTAAAGGTCATAATACATTTGGCGAATTTACTAAGCCTAATATGTATGTGGTCTATTCATACGGTTATCACTGGCCGATGTATATCTATAGCTATATCAATCATAAATGGTATAGAAACACAAGCAAATATAGTTCGACTACATCGAAACAAACTACAATCTTAAAACCTGATTTTTTAACTAATGATGATTTTATTGATTGTACGCTCGATGAAATGCAAAATGTTATTAATCATAATAAATCTTTTTTTAAGGAGGTTCACAATGACAAATAAAGATATTAATGATATGCGCCGATTAATGGAAATTGTTAGGCGTCAACGTGAAATGCTTGACTTTTATCGTAGATATTACAGAGACCTATATGACTTTGTAGAGCATCTGACGGTTGGAGGCGAACATTTAGCTATTAACATTTATGAAGAAGCCTTAGAGGACCAGAATTTTGACATCTGGGCGCAATTGGGTCATATTGATAGTTTAGAAAAAAGCAATAAAGACCTTATCAAATTCCCTATGCTTGTTCATAAACCATTCTTTAAGGAGGATACTAATGAATAATACATTTGATAAGCTAATAGAAGAGCATTCGTTAGCTTTAAAAACAAGGAAGCTAATTGATACTAATTGGGGCTGGGCTCAGAGCGATTCAATGATATGCTCTAAGTGCTATTTGAAATTGCCTAATGGTCAACATGCCTACTATACATTGACAACTGAAGTTGATGATTTAGGTCATTATACTAATTATGTGGAGGAGCGTTAAAATGAAACTGAATAAAGCTAATATAGACCAAATTGACTCAATACTAACTTATCTTATAGTAGACCAGGAGGAAGTAAAATGGTGGTTTGAAAGTTGGTATACTAAAGAAGCTAAACCTGAAGGCTATATAATATTTGAAATATTCGAAGCGTGCAAACTAAGTTTGACTTGGCTTGAAACGTTAAAAGAAGAATATGAAAGATATTATGACGATGATGATAAAACCTATTGGCAAGGCTGGTTGTATCGTGCCATTAATGAGGAAATTGAAATATTAAAACGAAAGGAAAATAACAATGCTTAATGTAAATAAACTAAATAATATGCTAGCGGATACAATTTACCAATACCTTCCAAAGCATATTCTGGACCCAAATGACCAACTGACTGATGAGCAATGGTGGGAGTTTTGCGGTAAGTTTCAGGAAAAGTTTGACCGTGAAACCATTGAACTTGGTCATGAATTCATGGAGGAATTTAAGGAGGTTAACAATGTATATTGATTTAAAAGGACCAGATGGCGTTTGTTGTGAATACGATGGAAATTGTTCTTGTGATGATAACATTAAAAAGCTTTATCAATGCCCAAATTGTTCTAGGGTCCTTGATTTAGCCCATGATGACTGGTCCGCCATCGTTTGTTTGTATTGTACAGGCAGAGTCAATAAAGATGATTTTTTAGTGCGAATATGGGAACGAAAGGAGGTTTATAATGGCTAGACTATTTGTGGCTCCGTTAATGATAGTATTCAGTTGTGGCTTTTTGTATTTAACTGTATTTATGCCGGCTGATACAATAACGCTTTCATTATTAGCAATTAGTTGTGGTTTATTAGGTCTAGTTGGTATGCGTTAATTGATTCATAGACCTATAAAAGAAAAGCCCGTAAACTAGTCTTTATGGGCTTTTTTTTTGCTTGATATTTGAATAGCTGTGGCGTTTAGTTTATCAATAGCGCGTTTGTAATACGTCTTAACACTACTAAGCGATAAAGACAACGTTAAAGCAATATCTTTAAACTTCGATTTATTAACAATTCGCAATGTGAATACTTTGTATTCTTGGTCCGAAAAACTATTAGAGGCAATGATTCCGGTTAGTAAAATTATTATCTCATCATTAATCTTTTCATTCATTTCAGATATTTCCATTAATAGGTCATAATAGTTCTTATCTGTGTTTTCAATGTCAATATATTTCATAACTGTTCCAATCTTATATTTTTACCGTGATTTTTTAATAATCTATCTATTTTATATTGATAGTTTGTTTTATATTTTTCACGATAATAAATTTTGTCAATATTTATGCTCAATAATATTTTCAAGCATTCAAAGCAAGGGCTAGTCGTTGTGTATACATCACAACCTTCTAAAGCTATTCCACGACGTGCCGCAGATACAACAGCATTTACTTCAGCATGAATTGTTTCTTTACAACCACGTTTACAGGTCAATTCGTTGCAATGTTCATGGCCTGGAATAGAGCCATTATATCCCGTTGCTAATATTTGTTTATCTTTTACTAACACGCAACCAACTTTACGGCTGTTGCAAGTACTTCGTTCTTTAACTTTATCTGCAATTTCAATAAAATAATATTTAATATTTTTTCGCAATATTTTCAACCATTTTAAAGTGGCGTTCATAAACATGCATACTCGTTGCAAAATGTCTATATTCTCCAACCTCAATTTTTAATATATTTGCTATTTGTTTTTGTAAAGAATTAAACCAAGGCACATCATAACTAAACCCGTAAATTAAATCGTTACTTCTCATAAATACTATTGTATCTAATTTATTATTATTTACTATAAATTGTTGTGCTAAAGTACAAACAAAGTCTTTATTATTTTCATATTTATGCATAGGCTGATTATAATTAATAATTGCTTGACGAGAATTTATATCATTTTGTAGTCGCTGCACGCACCATTCAAATTGACTAAATCCATTATATTTATCTATTAATGCTAATTTTCCGTAATTACTATTTACTGTATTATTTTGATCAACCAGCTTTTTCCAAAAACTAGAATATTCACTAATAAATTCAATACTAGGGTCACCTTTTAAATACCATGACATTTCAGCTTCTAAATATTTATTATTTAATTTACGTTCTGGTACTGTAATAATAGTATCGTGATGACCATTGAATTGTAGTAAACAATTTTGTATTTCTTTTGTTTTTAACCCACGTGGCGAAACATCATTACCATTTAAATATAATTCTTTACATATTTTAATAAATGTTTCATTAATATTTTTTTCTTTAATTATTTTCATTCGAATAATGCCTGTTGTTTTATTTCTCTATTTCTATAAATTCTTCCACGACCTTTACCATTGCTTAAATTAATATATTTTCTATATTCGCACATACAATCTTCTAATGTGCGATAAGTAAATTTATATTTTTCTTTTTTATGTACTGAACCCTGCATATCTTCTGGAATCCAATAAAAATCATCAATATTAAGTAAAGCTTCTTTTACCTCTTCAACTAATGTATCAATAACTTTTTCAATATATTGTTCATTCATATAATTACCATAAACAGTTTTAAAACCATTAATACTTCCAGGACCTACATGTAAAAAATCACTTTCATGAAAATGTAAATGTTCTGAATATGTTAAAGAAGTAAACATTTCATAAGAACGAAATGGCCCGCAGCCAAAAGCATTTTTAATCATATCAAACGCAATATGACCATTTTTATTATAAGTAGCTAATGAAATTAAGTCGTCACGTAAGTCTTTAGCCTTAGCTAATACCCTATCTCGATGTTTTATTAATAATTTGGCACGATTTGAGCCCTTAGGAGCTTGAAATAATATTGCATCTGATACAAACTGTTTACCTTCTTGTTTACATTGCTGCCAATAATCGTATAAATCATCGTATTGAATACCATTTAATAACAGTTCTGTGGTTTCCCAATTAATTGAATGTCTTCCAATACCAATTAATAATATTTGTTCATATAAATCTTTATCTTGCATTCGTTTTATTTCTTCTTTTGAAAAATGATCTAATTCACGCCATATATTTGTAAACTTATAACGTTCTAATACTGGGTCATCAGTATATTGAAATTTATTATTAATATACTTTTGTTCCCATAATTTATTTCTTCTTACAATATAGGAAATAAAATCTGTAAATGCTTTATTCATTTTCATCAATGTATTTTTGTAAACCGCCTATATATGCTACTGCATCTAATAAATTATCTTTTTTATGTGCATAACCTTCACGTGCCATTTTTAAAGATATTAATATTTTATAAACGTCTTCAGCTGTTATTTTTTTACCGCAAAATATTGAAGCGACTTTTGCTGTACGTTCCATACTTTCCTCAAAAGGTCCGTATTGACGTTCTTTTTCTTGCTTACGTTCGTATACTATTTCTTGCGCTTCTTGTAATATTGATTTTTTATCCTGTGCTGCCAAAACCTTTATCTCCTCTCTCATCGTATCTTTTTAATTTCCAAGGTGCTTCTGATTTTATTTCTTTTAATTTATGATATTTTTGATCTAATAATACAAATTGTAAGATCTTTTGTCCAGATTTTAATTGAACATCTTTATCGCCAACATTAATTAAATTTAAATGTATTTCGCCTTTATAATTTTCATCTATTACACACGCACCAACTTGCAAACTATATTTACTAGCAATACCGCTTTTATTAAAACCTATTAAACATGTATTTGTTGGTAAACTTACCTTAATACCAGAAGGTATATTAACAGATTCACCTGGTTTAATAGTCCATATTTTATGCCAATCATTAGGTATAAAAAAATCATACCCTGCATTTAAACCAGATCTTTCAGGTGATTTAACATCTTTTGTTTTATAAAATAATATCATTGCTCTCTCCTAATAAATGTCATAAAGTTGACATATTGTACTTCTGTTATAACCTCTTCAGCTTTAATTGGTGTTTCCCTGATATTATGTTCGGCTAATTCAAGTTTTGCAAATTCATTCATTGGAAATATACGAAATAAAACTTCTGGAAATGTTGTCCATATAACAATAAAAAAAGGTAATTCCGCTCTTTCGCTTAATTTTTCCAATGCCTGTATTGGACCTTTTGAAAAGTTTTTATCCCAGTTGTCATGCTTATATTCTATAATAGCTCTTGGTTCATTTGGATATTTATATTCTACAAATAAACAATCAACATCTGTTGCCGGCAAGTCCCAACCCCACGCAAAATGAATATTATTTATTGTAGCATCTTTTTTATAAATTTCTTTAATTTTTTTTGTCATTTTTATAAGCTCCTTCACCTCTCGGTCTTGTTAAATCCAAAACATTAAATTGTTCAATCCAAGTTGCTTCTCTATTATATCTTACTGGTGTTCCTTGAAATATCCACCATGCTCTACCATGTATTTTATACCAATCTTTTTCAAATGCTGCGCGCTCTTCACTATAAGCTAATAAGGGTTTAACTTTTTTCATTCTCTCTTCCAATGTACCAGCATATTTACCCCACTGATCGTATGTCGGGTGTAACGATTTTTTATTTTTATTTTGCCAAGCTTTTTCTCTACTATTTAATTTCATCTCTTTTACTCCTTATTGATGTTCCACCAGAAAAAAACATAAATTCATAGCCAAGATCATCAAGTTTTTTAATTAGTTTATTAATTAATGCATGTATTTTTAAAGCGCGTTTTGATTTATCCATTTTTTACTTTCATGTCCTTTACTACTTGCCAAACCTCATCAATTTGTGCCGGCGTAAATAGTTTATGTAATGATTTAAATATAAATCTAAATTTTGTTTTATTCGTCATATCTTAACCTAAATAGTTCTGGAAATTCTTTATCTAAACCTTTCCGTGTTAATCTTTCAATTATTCTATTGTGTGGTCTTACAGACGGTCTTAATTGACCATACTGAAATATAATCCACTTACTTAAAAACCATTGATCATCATCGGTTTGAAACATACCTAATTTATTTATAATTGTTTCAGGTATTTGTTTATTAAAACCATTACAGTATAATTGTACTTGCAGCTCATCATATTCCCAAAAACCATCATAAGTGCATGTTGTAGTAATATAAAAAAATAATACTTTTTCTTCTGCACTCAATGATCTAAAAAACTTTTTTGTAAATAAATCAGCATCAATAAAACGTTTAATCATGCTTTTTCCTTTAAATCATGTATTTTTAATATATGTTGAAATACCTTCCAACCCCAATTTAATTTTTTTAATGGTATTTGATGTTGTTCAAATCCTTTACCTTCTTTATCAATTCTTAGAATTAAACCTGATGTAATTTTATTACCTGTTTGTAATTCATATAATTTTCTATATGCACCTAATTGTATAATCATTTCAGGGTATATAGCTTTACTTGTTTTTAAATCTCCAATTACAAGTTTATTTTTTAATTTTAATATTAAATCACATGTACCACCTGTTTTATATTTATCACTGATCAATTTAATTTCACTTTCAACATATTCAGGTTTTAATTGACTATTCCAATCACGAAATGCATCATAAGCTACAATAGCTTTTTTAATTTGATTTTCAGAATAATCAGAAGTATCAACTTTTTCTTTTTTAATATATGATTCACAATATTTATGAGCAAGTGTACCAATTTCAGCAGCCTCATCTCTTACTTTATTTGAATCTTTACCTTTTAAACCCTGAATCCTTGACCACGCTATCAACATTTGTTTATTCCAGCCTAAATGTTGACCGATCAACGTGGTCACGGATTTCACTTGAACGCCCTCAGACGTAAAATATTTTGTATGTGTATTAGTCTTAGCCATGATGTCTTAATTCCTCCAATTCTTCTTTCATTATTATATTTGATTTTTTTAATTCTTCCATTTCTACTAATATATTTAACCAATCTTTAAACTCTAATGTTGAATAAAATATTGAATTCATTTTAAAAACATTAACAGGTATTTTACCGCCAGGTAAATCATCATATATTTGCTCCCACCATTTTGGTATCATTAATTTCTTTTGATCTTTTACTTCAAAATGATAATTGAAAGCAGGTGAATCAGGATTAATGTCAATTATATCACCTTTTATTGACATACCGCCAGATTGCGGTGTTCGTCTTACATTTGTATCTAAATATTTATTTATTAACTTAGCAACCTCGCGTTCTGCGCGTTTGCCTTTTTGTTGTGAATTTATTGGCATATTTTTCCTTATAAGTAAGCCGCGGGGAAGGGAGGTCAATTAGTGTTAAGTTAAGAGATATAAATTCCCCGCAGCGAGTTTAATTAAAATGGTAAGTCATCTTCGTCTATTTGAACTGGTTGTGATTCCTTTATATTAACAAATTTTGGTTCACTTGTAAATGTTTCTTTTACAATTTTTTGTTCAGGTTTTTTTACAGGTGTAACCTCAATATTTTCACAAGCTTCAACCATTCTCATAACACGAAGAAATTCATTAGCAAATTGATCAGTTGACCATGAGCAGTTACCAACATTTGGATCAGTATACAATTTAAATGTATTATTAAATACCATTCCAAAACGTGCACCGTTATTAACTAATAAAGATTTTTCAACAACTTTATTACTAACAACCTTATCAACTTTTTGTTCTGCTTGTTGATTTGCTACATAATTTGTAAATTCATTCTGTGTTTTTTCAACAGGTTCAACTTTCCAATAATTTCGTTGCTGCCCGTCTTTTTCAAATACTTCAAATGATAACATGAAAGCATCTTCAAAATTAAGATCATTTAATTTTCTTGCTAGCGCTTGAGAAGCTTCTAATTCAAAGTTTTGTCCACCTTTATCAACAATATATTGAAAAACAGTAAAACTTTTTCTTTGGCCATTTGCATCAGTGTATTCTTTATTAACAGAACCATTATTTTTTTTCAAAATTAATTTTATCTGACCACCGATATTATCTTTTAACTCTTTTAAATTAATAAACATATTAATCTCCTATTTAATGTGTTCAGCGGAAGTTGGATTTGGTATTAACCTTATTTCTTCTTTAGGTTTATTTTTCATATCTTCCATTAAACTATTTGTTTTATCTTCTGCATTTTTACGTATTTCACGTAAGTCATGCCTTAACTTATTTTCACTATCATTGTCAATTCTATTTCTTTCCATTACCTCAATCAACAATTCTAATTCTTCAAAACTAAATTTAATTGTACAATCAATTATATCCTCTCATTAGCTTTTTTTAATATTTCCCAAATTACTATTATTAAAATAATTGCTGTTACCCACTCTATAAAAGTCATTATATACTCCTTCGCATAGTTCGCATTCGTCAACTGATATTGACGGTAGATCTCCTAATAATGAATTACCACATTTACAAATTACTTCAGGCGACCAAAGTTTTTTAGATATGTCTTCTTTACTTTTTTGTACATTTTTAAGATAACTCATGTAATAAGATACACATAAATATCAATCTTGTAAACCTTTTTTTATTTTTTTTGTTTTAATTGATTTTATTCTTATTATTTAAATTCTTATTCTGATTTAAATTTTATTTATAATTGTTTTTTTTCTTTTTATTTAACTGTATAGATAGGGTATATAAAGGGCTTTATATACATATTTGATTATTAATTGTTTGATATGAAAAGAAGGGCTCTAAAAAGAGCCCACTCTTTTATTGCACTTGTTGTCTGAGGGTAAGCTGCGTACTCCAACGATTGTCTGCAACTTCAGTGAAAGTCATTGGGCGTGCTAATCGTACCCAATGATAATTTGTGGAATCGTAATAAAGGAATTTTTTTGATTCACCAAGCAATGCATCTTGCATAGTAATTAAATTATTTTTAAATGTATTTGATATATTTTGAAATGATATAGTAAATACTTCTTGTCCTGGATTTACATTAATTGCATATTCAACACCACCTAATGACGTATTTATTTCATTATTATAGTTAATTGAAGATTGTATATTTATGTCTGGTTCTACTTCAAAGTTTAGTTTTGTACCAAACATTATTTCAGATACATTTGTAATTGTTTCATTAAACTCTAATGAAAATCTAATTCTATCTGCTACATTTGTAAATGTACCCACCTTCCAG